AGCGGCGTCCAGTTTTTCAAAAAGGAAATGCACATCCCCGAGGGGCTGCTTTTCGAGGCCTGGTATGACCTCGGGCGTTACCTCGCGGAGATGAGGAGATCGGTGAACTTCTGGCAGACAAAGCATGTCCGCTACGGGCGCGGGTGCTATGGGGAGGAAAAGACGGCGGAGGCGCTGGCTCAGATGGATTTTGAGTTTGCGGATGTGAAGGCGATGGATGCGCTGTTGAAACTGGACGGGGTGGCGCATGCGGAGCTGAGCGCGGAACATCACTTCGTGGCGGCGCGGGCCGATGTGCCGCCGGAGGAGCGCGAGATGTGGCTGGCTACGGCGGAGCGGGAGAAGCTGACGCCGGCGGAGCTGCGGGCGAGCATGATCAAGGGTGTCGTCACGCGGGCCGAGCCGGGCGGAGGTCGGGAGAGCGGTGTGGGCAGCCCGCATGCGGTGCGGCAGCAGTTCGACTTCTGGATGCGGGAGATCGAGGACCGGTGGGAGAAGCTGCCTCCGGATCAGCTTGAGGCTTTGCATGCGATGCTGCGCCCGATCGCGGAGTTTGTGCTGCGCCTCGAACAGAAGATGGCTGCGGGGGAGGGGCTGCGCGCGCCGTTCAATGAGCAGCATCGGGTGGTGGAGAAAATCCGCTTCCACTTTGCCATCGGGGCCGAGGTGAGCATCGGGAAGATCCAGCGCAAGCTGCGCCTGGGCTACAACGCGGCAAGCGCGGGCTTCGATGCGCTGGTCGAGGCGGGTGAGGTGTCCAAGGGAATCCGGGTGAAGTAGCCATGAGAGGACGCATGGAGATCGCGGCGGAGCTGCTCGGGCAGACTCTCGGGCTCGGGGTGTCTCTGGACGCCAATGGCGGGTTTTGCCCGTGCCCTGGCATGGGGCGGCACACGAAGGGGAATGGGCCGAAGGATTTTCGCGTCGTGCTCGATGGGGCTCCGACGGGCTACTGCTTTCATGGCTCGTGCTCGGATGAGGTGGCGGCTTTTAACAAGGAGCTGAGGAGGCGGATATGGCTGGAAGAAAATGGACGGGAGGCACGGGCTCCGCAGGGGCACTGGGGGGAAGCGGTGGCGGCGGTGCCAAAGGGTACGGAGAAGAAGGCGCGCCCGGAGCTGGATCGCGAAAAGATCGCAGCCTGGGTGCGGGGCTGCCCGGAGGTGAATGAGGGGTGGATGCGTCGCCGCAGTGCGGTGGATGTGGGGACGGTGGATGCGCGTGGTTTCATCGATGCGCTTTACCGGGAGGGAGAGAGGGTGTTGATTTTCACGGATCAGCGGAGCCAGGGGGATTTCATCGCGTGGAAGAAGCCGGCGGAGTTGTCGAGGCCGGCGGAGGTGGGGACGTATCGGCTGGCGCAGCAGCGCGGGGTGAAGGCGGTGGCGTCGAGGCTGCCGACGGGCGGGCCGGAGGGGATGTGGTTCCTGGTGCAGCCGGTGACGGGGCAGTGGGAGGTGAAGCAGGATGTGACGATGACGACGGGGACGCGGGAGGTGGCGGCAAAATACACGCGGAGGTCGCAGGGGAACGTGCAGGCGTGGCGGTATTTCGTGCTGGAGAGCGATGTGCTGTCGGCTGGGGAATGGCTGCGGGTGTTGGCGCATCTGGCGCTGCCGATCGCGGCGATTTACACGAGCGGGGGGAGGTCTATCCATGCGCTGGTGAAGTTGGAGGTAGCGTCGAAGGCGGAGTGGGACGCGACGAAGAAGACGCTGGTGGAGATGGTGTGTCCGATGGGGGCGGACCCGGCGGCGTTGACGGCGGTGCGGCTTTCACGCCTGCCGGGATGCCTGCGCGGAAACCGGATGCAGGAGCTGCTTTACCTGAACCCCGAGCCAGATCATCGCGCGCTGCGGCTGCTGCCGGAGCTGCGCGGGTGATTTTTCAACCATTCAACCCCTGTCTTTCACCGACCTCTGATGTCTAGCCCCGCGTCTGCCCAGATTCCGTTTGCCGTGCTTGAACAGCTCCGCGGGGCTGCGGACGCGATGGGGATCGACCTGCCAGGGATGGCGAAGTTTGCGCCGACCGTGGATGTGACGACGCCGATCCGTGCGCTGGCATTTGAGCTGGGGCGGCTGCTGGCCGGGCGCGATCTTTTTCTAAAGGCCGGCGAGGTGGGGACGGTGAATGCGGAGACGGGGGAATGGAAGCGGATGGCGGCGCGGCGTTTTCCGGGATGGTGTGAGGAGTTTTGCGCGTTCAAGGCCCCAGGGGCTCGGCGGCTGCGGGATTCGCTGGCGGTGGAGGATGCTGCGCAGATACTGGAGATGGACATTTTTCTGGAGCAACTGAGACCGCTGGAGTCGATCCACACGATGCGGCTGCCGGTGCGGCGAGGTGGGGAGGGATGGTCGGTGGAATGGCTGCCAGAGGGGTATGATGCGGAGACGCGGATTTATACGGTGGACCGGCTGAAATATCCGCTGGACTGGTCGCTGGAGCAGGCGCGGGAGTTTCTGGATGGGCATGGGGAGGAGTATCCGTGGACATGGAGCACGGAGGAGCACGGGACGGTGGGGACGAATCGGAGCTGGTCGGCAGTGGTGGCGACGATGGTGGGGGTGTATTGCCGGGCGTTTTTCCCGCCGGGGACGCCGCGGCCGATGATGGCGGTGCTGGGGAATCAGCCGGGGACCGGAAAGAGCACGATCGTGGCGATGTGCCTGATGGCGGTGTATGGGCACGCGAGCGCGGGGAAGACGCCGAAGGACGAGACGGAGATGGATAAGGAGCTGGAGACGGCGGCGCGGGTGTTTGCGCCTTACCTTTTCCTAGACGACATCGGAGGGGGGCTGTTTTCGTCGCCGCTGAATCGCTTCATCACGGCCAGTTCGCATGCGGGGCGGGCGATGGGGGGCAATTCGGAGATGTTCCGGGTGCCGAATGTGACGCAGGTTTTCGCGACGGGCAACGACATCAAGATCAGCGCGGATCTGATGCGGCGGAGCTTGGTGGCGGAGTTGCATCTCGCCACGGAGGTGCGGGGGAGGAAGTATCGGCGGACGATCACGCCGATGTATCTGAGCAAGGAAGAGACGAGGAAGGGATTTCTGGCTGCGCTGGCTGCGCTGGTGAGGCACACGGTGGAGACGATTGCGGAGATGAAGGCTGAGGGGGTGGATTATGCAGAGCCGGGGGGAATGGAGAGCTTTGAGGATTATACCAAGACGATCTCGATGATCGCGCAGCGGGCGGGCTATACGGACCCGCTGGCGGCGCCCGAGCTGACGGCCGGCGGCGCGGAGGATGAGGACGAGATGAGGGAGCTTTTGATCCGACTGGCAAGCGAGACGGCGTTGGATGTGGAGTTTGATCGGTTGGAGATGGTGGAGGCAGCCCGTCGGATGGGGCTCCTGGAGGGGCTGGTGGGTGGACCAGGGGACAAGGAGCTGGACAGCTCGGCAATGAAGCGCTGGGGCCGGCAACTGCAGCGTTGGCGCGGGAGGGAGCTGGTGGATGAGAACGGTCGGCGGTTTCGGTTTAGCCATCGCAAGCAGCGGCGAGGCGCGAAGTATCCGCTGACGTTCATCGCGGCGAAAGCGTAGCGCTATGCCGACAGGAACCACCACAGCATCGCCCGAAGGGCGGACGAATAAGCCGCGCGCGTCTCGGTGCAAAAATCCTGCGCGACTCGTCACCGCCGCCTCCGACTCGCCACCAGCGCCCCGTTTTGCGCGGCAACCGTGCGCGCTCGCGTTTCAGGATTCAGAAAAGTGCAAACGACTCGCCACACGTAACGCTTCTCGTAACACGCAAACCATTGCCGCTCAGCGACTGGTGACAAGAGTGATGAGTGAGCAGAGAGAAAAGGGCACAAGTGAGAGCACATACCAGCGCGTGCGCAGCTTTTCCGACACAAAACAGCGCACCACTGACACCCCACCCCCGCCGGGGGTAAGGAATCTTTTACAGACTGGCACCGGGCCGAGATCTCTAGCGTCCCCAAGCCTAATTTCGCGAAATCGGCACCAAAAGTTTCTGACACTTTGACACCACACAGAGATCATGACAGCCGCCCATAAATCTCCGCGGGCTCAAGTGTCCGACCGAAGCGAGCTGCTACGCATTGCTGCGTCCATGCTGCACAACCGAAATTTCCCGTCTGTCTATCCCGAGGACCATCCCAAGCGGACGCCGCGCCGCATAATCGAAGCCGCCAAAAAATCGCAAGACCAACTCCGGGATTGGGCCGTGGAACTGGCAGCCATTGCCCGAAGGATGGACGCACAGACTCCTTCGCCGAGCGTCTCAAGCTCAGCGGCTGCGCTGGGCGGGAAAGGACAACCGTGAGCGCGGAAACTACCCCAGCCCAGGGCAGTCCGCTGGAGCGCATGGATAGGCCGCTGAGAGAAACCGTGAAGCGAATGAACTGCCCGAGTGTGATGCGCGAACACCTGTGGAGCATCGAGCGTGAAGGCATGATCGAATGCCTGTGGTGCTTTGAGCGGCGTCGCTCGGAGGATAGAGAGCGGCCTAACGTCTCAAGCTCAGCGGCGACGCCGGGCGGAAAGGATGCCGATGTCCGCTGACCTCCCAAGCCCGGAGTCGTCCGCTGGGCAGCGCCTCATTCCCGCCGACGAACAAACCGGGAGCCCTGAGCCCGTGGAGTCGCCAAGCGCCACCGAAGCCAGAGCAGACGGCTCGGGAGACAGCTTGAAGCGCATGGATTGCCCGACTGTGATGCGCGAACACTTTTGGAGCATCCCTAACAATGGGTGGGTCGAGTGCCTTTGGTGCTTTGAAAGGCGTCGCACGGACGGTGGAAAGCCGTCTGCCGGCGCTAGGAAGCCAGAACGGCGCGCTGACCAACGGAGGAGGGGCTCAATGAAAGACGAGCAAGCCCCTTTTGGTCCAGCAAGTGGTTCGCCGCGCACACGCTCGGCTGAGAACCGCCCCTCCGTAGTTGGGCAGCGCGCCGTTCGCCGCGCGGCGAACAGATGATTGATCGGAAAAATTTCGTCATAACATGACCGCCGAACTTCCACTCCCGCCCGGCCCCGCCACGCCGGCTTCACCCGTGCCCCCCGCCGCCGAGGCTACCGCCGAACAGATTGCCCGCTGGGAATCCCTCTACGACACGAAGCGGCGGCAGCTCTTTCGTTACCTCGCCACGGGCCGCGAGAAAGGCCGGCCGTGCCCGATGGATCATCCCGCACAAATGCCCGGCTGGTGGGCCGCGTGCATGAAGCAGCGAGTGCCCACGAAGATCCTCACCGCCGCACAGCACGCCGCCGCCCAGACCGGCACGCCCGCGAGCGAAGCGCCCGCGCCCGAGCCACCGCCACCCGCGCCCGCCGGCGAGCTGGCGCTCACCGAGGCCAGCTACGATTTCCCCGCCCAGGTCGAGCGCCTGCGCGGCGAGCAGCGCCGCATTCAGAGCCAGCTCGACAAAGCGCGCGCCGGAGCGGTCGTGGATGGCGTCCTCGTCGTGAATCAAACCGACTGCGAAAGCCTCCTGCGCCAGTCGCTCTCCCTCACCGCCGAGCTGCGCAAAGCCGAGAACGATCTCACCTCCTGGCTCGTCACCCGCGGCGGGCTGTCCGACACGGCGACGGTCCGCAGCGAAAACGCCCGCATCGCCGGTGCGATCTACGGAGCCGTGCGCCGCCTCGTCCGCAGCGTCCGGCCCCTGCTCACCGGCAAAAGCGACGCCGAGCAGGACCGGCTCTGGGACGCTAAAACGCTCGAATGCTTTTCCGCGCTCAAGGCCGCGAAGTTCACCGTCCAGATCCCCGCGGAAACCCCATGAGCGCCGTCGCCGAACTCCGCGAGTTCATCACCTCCACCTGGGCCGATGGCATCCGCGATCGAGCCGTGCAAAACGTCTGGGAATTCGCCCGCGACAACATCGTCTTCACGCCGAAGATGGGCAACATCACCGGGCCTTACGACCCCGACCTCACGCCCTACACGAAGCTGTTCCAGGAGGCCATCACCAGCGACTTCCGCAACATCCCCGAGGAGGATTGGTGGCTGCGCGGCCTCGCCGATAAAGGCCAGCGGTGCGACGAGGCCTTCGTCGTTAAAAGCTCCCAATCCGGCCTCACGCAAGGCGCGCTCAACGGCACCATCTACCTCCCCCTCCACGCCCCGGGCCGCCTGCTCTACGTCCTCGACAGCGTCCCGAAAGCCAAGAAGGTGGCGCTCACCCGCGTCATCCCTTTCCTCCGCGAGCTGTGCGGTGCCGTCATCGCCGACGAGGCCGATCTCAATGCGACCTTCATCGAGCTGATGGACATGATCATGGAATTCGGAGGATCCTACTCGTCCGGTCTCTTCTCGGAAAAGCCGCTCAAATACGCCTTCGCCGACGATGTTGAATACATGGTCAGCCAGGGCGGCGCCGCCGGCATGCTCGATGGCGTCCACGTCATCGATCACCTCCGCTCCCGCTTCACCACCGCCGACGAATCCTTCCTCGGCGTCTTCTCCAAGCCCAACCTCGAAAGCTCCGAATTCATTGCAAACGCCCTCGCCGGCTCGCAGCATCGCTACTACGTCCGCTGCCCCCACTGCGGCACGCGGCAGATCCTCGAACCGGAGAATCTGAACTACGACCACAAAGGCTGCAAAGACCTCGCCGGCCGCTACGATCTCGACGCCGTCGAAGCCCTCACCACCTACCGCTGCGCCAGCGCCGCGCATTGCGAGATCGAGGAAAAGTGGAAGCACTCCATGAATCTCGCCGGCACATGGCTGCCCAAGTCCCGCGAGGCCCGCATCCGCGACGAAGATCCTGCCCTCGTCCCGCGCCGGCTCTCCATGCAGATCAGCGATCTCTACTCCCCTTTCCCGAAGGTGAAGTGGGGCATGCTCGCCCGCATGAAGATCGCCGCGGAAAACAACCCCGCCGCCCTGAAGCATCTCACCACAAACCATTTTGCCCGCCCCTGGCGCGAGTCCGCTATCAGCCTTCGCGCCGACAACATCCGCGCGATCTGCGCCGGCGCGCTGAATCCGCTCACCGGCAAATGGTGGCCCGACGACTGCGACCACGAGGGCAAGCTCAAAGTGCCGGCCTACCGCCGCGGCGAGTGCCCCTTCCGCCCCGTCGCCGTCACCGCCACGTCCGACGTGCAGGGCGACAAGTTCAAATGGATCATCTGCGGATGGCAGATCGACGGCACCTGCGCCGTCATCGAATACGGAGCCTCCCTCGGCACCTTCGATCTCTACGAAAAAATGATCGACCCCCGCGCCCACGATGGCTCCCCGCTGCTCTCCCTCATCGATCCCGACCGCCCGCTCATCGCCGAGCATGGCCTCGTCGATTCCGGCGCGTTCACCTCGGCGATTTATGACTTCTGCATTCGCACCGGCTGGGCCTGGTATCCGTCGAAAGGCACCGGCGGCATCGAACTCAACGGCCAGATGGTCGCCGGCCGCCCCGACTTTTACGAAGGCACGCCGATCCTCCGCTACCACTACCACGATCACGCCCTCAAGACCCTGCTCTACAACGGCAAGATCGCCAAAGCGCACGACAGCAAGTGGCCGCAGCCCCGCCTGTACCTCCCCCACGATCTCACAGACGACTTCATCCTCGAACTGCTCTCTGAATCCCTCCAGCCGAAGCGCACTTCCGGCCGGGCCGTGCGCATGGAATGGATCCACAACTCGCGCATCGGCCCGAATGACTGGGGCGACGCGCTCAAAATGCAGTTCGCCCTCTGGCAAATCGTCGGCCCCCAATACCAAGGCGCCGCCGGACTCAACGTCCGCCACTACGAGCTAAAGCCCGCCCCATTGCCAATGAACGCATAAGATCATGGACACGCCCAGCTCGACTTCCGGTTTTCATGCAGCGCTTTGCATCACCTGCGGCGAGGAGTATCCCGGCTCGTGGACTGGCGAATGCGATGACTGCGAGCAATCAACGGCGGCGCTGTGGCTCAACTTTGCCACCGCCGAGAAACGTGAAAGGCGCAGTGAGCCGAGCAGATTCGCCCCCCAAAATAAATGAAAAACTGTATTGACATTAAAGCGAGTCGCCCCCATATTGTTCTCGTCCAACAAGGACAACCGACCGGGCGGAACCCGGTATCTCAAAGAAGAAAATCAAAATGAACATCACCGAACAAAACCTCGCCGCCGCTCTCAAAAGCCTCAAGAAAGAGCACAAAACCAACTGGCTCGCGTTCAATGCCAAAATCGACGCGATCCTGAAAGCGATGGAAAAGCGGAGGGGCTGCACATGGAGCAGCACGGAAGACATTACGGAGCACGTCGCCAACGAAGATTTTGCAGCGGCTGGCTTCACTCCAGCGGAAACCGAAGCACTGACCTTCGTCCTGACCGAGGACTGCATGGGGCAGGCGGTCACCAACACGGAAATGATCGAACGCTGGTTCTGCTACTGTGCCTGAGCCCGAACAATCCCGCCGGGGCCGCCCGCCGCTGCCAGACAGCGAGCGGGCGGATTCCCAAATCCAGCTCCGCGTCACGCGGAAGCGAAAAGCCGCCTACGTGCGGGCCGCAAGCCGGAAAAAGCAGACTCTTGCGGCGTGGGCTTTTGACGCTCTCGACCGGGAATCCGGCTTCGTCTCGGAGTAGCTTGGGCCGCACGGCGGCGGGGGCCAGGCGGGGTGTTGTGAGCGCGTTCGAGCAGAGCGGCGCTAATTCGGGAAACATCGTAATGAGCACCGCCCGGTTGAATAACAGCCCCGCTTCTTTTGACACCACATCGCGAAGCAGTGCCCTCCCCGAGTTCTACCATACCATAGGGAGTCGAGCGGAGATGCCCGCGAGACCATAGACTCCCGCGACACGAGACCGGCCGCATCTGGCCGGTCTTACCCTTTGACACCCCACCCGCGGCAATGGATGCCGCCATTCTCCTCCGCACCGCCGACCGCAACCTCCGCCGCAAGTTCGCGGCGGACATCCCGGGGCTGATCACCTTTGCCGACGGCCTCGCCACCGCGAGCAAAGCCAGCGCCGTCACCATCACCAGCTCGAACTTCGAGGGCGGCGGCAGTTCCGGCAACGTCACCATGCCCCAGGAGATCTGGCTCGCCGCCGCCGAGGAACTGCTCGCCGATCCCACTTTCAACCCGGACGCGGTCGGACGCCGAGCCCCGCGCCTCATCATGCCCGACTACTCCTGCGCACAGGTATGAGCCGCCCGAAAAAGCGCAAAGTCGCCGCACCGAAAGCGGGCCAGCCTCTCGCGGCCAGCGGCGGCGGCGGGACATGGGGCAGCTTTTACGAGGCCACGGGCTACTCGACCTCGCGCGCCTACAAGCCCTTCTTCGCGACCGACAGCAAGCACACCCTCACCTCCTTCAACCGCCTGCGCGCCATGTCGCTCGCGCGCTGGGCCTACGTCAACATTCCCGTGCTCAAGGCCGGCGTCGATCTCATGGCCCGCCTCACCGTGGGCACCGGCTTCGAGCCGCGCACACCCGGCCCGCTCGGAAAGCTCTACGACTCCTACTACCTCGCCCGCGCTCGCGCCATCGGCTTTATGGCGGGAGAAAGCATGGATGAGCTGCTCCTCCACGACTGCCGCGCCGTGGATGTCGATGGCGATCTCGGCTACGTCATGACCGAGGACGAAACCGGCGCGGCCAAGCTCCAGGTCATCGAAGGCCACCGCATCACCACGGGCGACACCACCGACGAGCGGTGCGTCGATGGCATATGGGTGGATGCCTTCGGGCGCAAGGCCGGATACAACGTCGCCCTCCCCGGTGGCAAAACCGTCCGCCTCGCCCCGCGCGATTTCCTCTACCTGGCCGAGCGTAACCGCCCCGACGAGCTGCGCTCGATGACCAACTTCGTTCACGCGCTCGCCCCGCTGCAGGACCTTTACGAAATCCTCGGCTTCGCCATGACTTCGGCGAAAAAGAACACCGAGATCGCCGCGATCATCGAAACGCAAACGCCCAACGATCTGCCGCTCGGTGCCCCGCGCGGCATGACCGTCCGCAGCGCCGTCGCCGCCAGTGGCGACCAACCCGCTGCGCCAGCCGTGCAAGTCACCTACGAGCAGGTCACCGGCGGCGGTGGCAAGATCCCCATCCTCCGCCCCGGCGAGACATTCAAGAGCTTCGCCCACGCCCAACCCTCCCCGACCATCGCCCAGTGGAGCGACTTTCACTTGCGCGGCATCTTCGCCGGCTACGGCCTGCCCTTCGAGATCGTCCTCAAGCCCGAGCTGCTCGGCGGTGCCGCCTACCGCGGCGTGCTCGCCATCCTCCGCCAGCGCCTGCAGCAGCGCCGCAACAACCTGGTGTTCCCCAAGCTCACCCGCAGCCGGTTCTGGATTCTTTCCCGAGGCATCAAACGCGGCGAAATCCCCTACGACCCGGCGCTCTTCCGCGTGGAGTGGCAGCCGAAGTTTGTGGACATCACCGTGGATGCCGGACGGGAATCCCGCGAGCGCCGCGCCAACGTCCTCGGCGGGCTCGACACCTTCACCAGCTACGACGCCGAGAACGGCAACGACTACCTCGGCACCACCCTCCCCGCCCGCGAGGCCGAGATGGCTGCGCAGTGCGAAGCAGCCAAGCGCCTCGCCGAGAAATATCCGGGACTCGGATTCTCCGCCGCCCTCGCCCGCATCGCCCTTCTCACCCAAGGCGCGAGCGAAGGCAACCTCGCCGCGGCTGCACCGGTGCAGCCGAATCCTTCTGACGCATGAAAACCTTCGCCCTCACCTCGCCCATCGCCCTCATCCGCCCGCCGCACTTCGCCGCCGCCGCCGCCAGCGCCGCCGCCCTGCTGAATAACCCGCGCTTTGCCGCCCGCGCCGACGACGACGAGGACGAGATGTGGTGGGAGGTATCGGACCTTTACGGCGCGCCCCTGCCCAAGCCGGAGACCGTGGGAAAGACCGCCATCATCCCGATCAAAGGCGTCATCACCTCCGGCCTGCATCCCATCTATCGCGTCATCGGGTTCGCCGATACCGAGCAGATTGCCGGATGGGTCCGCGCCGCCGCCGACGATCCCGCGATCGAGGAGATACTGCTCCGCATCGACTCGCCCGGCGGGATGGTCACAGGCACGCCCGAACTGGCCGCCGCCGTCGCCGCAGCCGACAAAATCAAACCCGTCGCCGCGCACACCTCCGGCATGATGGATTCCGCCGCCTACTGGATCGCCTCGCAGGCCCGCGCCCTCTGCTGCACCCCGAGCGCCGATGTCGGCTGCATCGGCGTGTATCAGGTCTGCTACGACGAGACCGCCCTCATCGAGGGCTTTGGGGTAAAAGCCACGATTTTCAAGTCGGGCGACCTCAAGGCCGCCGGACATCCGCACATCCCCATGAGCGAAGCCCAGGCCGCGCACCTCCAGGCGGAGATCGACGCCATCGGCGTGCAATTCCGTGCCGCCGCCACCGCGCGCCGCCCCATCGCTGAGGACTCCATGCGAGGCCAGTCCTTCCTCGGCACCGAGGCCCTGGCGCGCGGGCTGGTGGACGATGTCTGCACCATCGAGGGCCTGCTTTCCGTTTGACAACCCGCCAAAGACAACATGGGCCTTTTTTCCTCCTCCGCCACTCTTGAGCAGCGCGTCGCGCAGCTTGAGTCCGACCTCGCCGCCTCCGCCGCGCAGGTCTCCACCCTCACCGACGACCTCGCCACCGCCACCCAGCGCGCCCTTACCGCCGAGTCCGCGCTCGCCGAATCCCAGACCGGCCTCGACAACGCTCGCGGACTGCTCGCCACCCGCGACGCTGCCGTCTCCGTTCTCGCCAGCGCCGCCACCGTCCTCGGCTTCGGTCTCAGATCCACCGAACTCGACGCCCTCACCCCGGAAACCGCGCCCGCCGCCTTCGCCGCCGCGCTCGAAGCCCGCGCCGGAGCCCGCGCCGTGGAGCTGGCCGCCAGCCAGGGCGTCCCCGCCATCCCCACCGAGCCCTCCGGCACCGTCGCCGATTCCGACGAGGCCATCTACGACCGCTTCGCCGCCGCCGACTCCGCCGAGGCCACGCGCATGTTTCAGGACGCCACCCTCGGCCCCGTCATCCGCCGCGAATCCGCCCGCCGCCACGCCGCCGCGTAACCCCTCTCTCTCGCCCGCAACCAACCAACCAACCAACAACCTAAGACTTTATGGCTACCATCAACTTCGACGACAAGATTTTCTCCCGGGAAATTCTCAACCAGGTCACCAAGCGCCTCGCGCCTCTCCGCGCGTTCGCCCGTGATTTCAGCATGGAGGCAAAAAACGTCGGCGACGCCGTCTCCGTCCCGCTCATCGGGGCCGCCACCGCCACGACCTTCAGCCAGTCCGACAACTCGGGCAACCCCTACGAGCAGTCCGGCGGCAACGTCTCCGCGATCACCGTTTCTCTGAGTGAGAACCACATCGTGCCCGTGGACATCACCGATCTCCAGGCGATCAACCAATCCCCGGCCCGCGCCGAGGTCTTCGCCGTGCAGGCCGGCTCCGCGCTCTTCAACCGCGTCTTCGGTCGCATCACCTCGCTGGTCACTTCGGTGAACTTCGGCGCGATCGTCACCACCCTCGCCACCGCGAGCTGGACGCTCACCACCCTCCGCGCCCTCAAGCTCGTGCTCGAACAGCGCGACGCCGGCGTGGACCGCCGCTCGCTCTTCATCCCCGTGGAGATCGAGGACACCGCACTGCTCGGTAACACGGCATTCAACGCCGCGATCAACTACGGCGGAGCCGAGGCCATCCGCGAGGGCCGCGTGCCGCGCGCCATCGGATTCGATGTCTATGCGCTCAACCAGATCCCGACCAACGGCATCTCGCTGACCGCCTGGGCGCAGACGCCCGACGCCATCGCCGTGGCCATGCGCCTCAAGCGCCCGCAGGACCTCTCCATGCTCGCCGCCTACGAGGAACTGAGCGATCCCGGCACCGGTTTCGCCTTCACCTACCGCCGGCATTACAACCCCGGCTCGGGCAAGCATCACATCAACATGGAAGTGCTCTTCGGCATGACCCAGGCGATCACCCTCAACCTGGCCCTCGCGACCAAGCCGTAACTCCACCTTCAACGTCCGCTGCGCAAGGCTAGCTGCGCGGCGGCGGAGTTTCTCCGGGGCCTCCCAGTGGCCTCAAAAGAAAACCCGAAAGCCCGACCGCTAGCCCGGTCGGGCTTTCCTTTTGCACCCATGAATCCACAGAAAATCTCCCTCGCCATCATCACCGGCAACATCGGCGCGCCGATGATGAACCGCTTCCTCGATCACTTCTGGCAGGTCGCCGACGAGATCATCGTCGTCCGCGCCATCGGCAATGAGCCCCCGGATGCCAGCCTTGAAATCGCATTCGATCGTGGATGCGTCACCGCGGAATATCACAATCGCATTAAGACAATCGTGGCTGAATCAGGGCACCACCATATTTGCGGCGATAGTCCCTCCAACTGGCCGCAC